GGCCATCCTGCGCGGCGTCGTCCACAACGACGACCTGCGCCATTTGCGCGTGCCGGACTACCAGCGCGCCGACCTGCACACCGCCTCCGTCGAGGAGGCCTTCCACGACAGCACCACGCAGTTGCCGGACATCGATGTCGGCATGCGCGGCCACCACTACGAGCGCGACGGCGACACCTTCAAGCTGTTCGACCCGTGCTTCCTGATCGACGGCCTGCAGCGCACCTTCGGAGCGCTGCGCTACCTCGACGGCGGCGGCGACGACAAGCAGGTCGAGATCGGCGTGACCGTGCATTTCGACACCACCGAGGTGTGGGAGCGCAACCGCTTCGAAGTGCTCAACCGCAACCGCGTGCGCATCTCCACCGACCTGCTGCTGCGCAACCGCAAGGACCAGCATCCGCTGGTGCAGCGGCTCTACGACCTCAGCCAGAAGGAGGAGGCCTTTGCGCTCTACAACAAGGTCGGCTGGGGCCAGCGCCGCAACCGTGGCGAGCTGATCGGCGGGGTGGTCCTGCTCAAGGTGGTGCTGACCGCCCACAAGCCGTTCGTCAATCACAACATCAACAGCTTCACCGACATCCTGCGGGTCGGCGACGCTCTGGTGCGGCGGCTCGGCGGCACCGACCAGATTGTCGACAACACCCTGCTGTTTTTCGACGTGATGGACGAGTGCTGGTCGATCCGAAAACTGCAGTTCGCCCGCAAGCAGACGGCGGTCAAGGACGGCTTCCTGTCGAGCCTCGCCCGGCTGTGCGGCGACCATGCCGAGTTCTGGCGGCCGGCGTTCTCCGGCGACGCCCTCAAGACCCAGCTGTTCGTCTCCAACCGGCAGCGCCGCAAGATGGCCAGCTTCGATGTCGAGGACCGCCATATCTCCGATCTCGCCGGCTCGGCATCGGCCAAGACCAGCCGCTCGCTGCTCTACGAGATGCTGGTGCGGCACATGAATTCGAGCCGCTCGACGCGCATGGAGGAGCGCGACCCGGTTGACTGGGACGATCCCGATCCGCTGCCGCCGGCAGCACCGGGCGCTGGCGACGCGGCCCACCCATGAGCCCGATCACCACCTTGCAGACGCGGCTGGCGCTGGCCGCCAGCCTGCTGCGCACCGCCAAAGGGACGTTCGAGCTGTTCAAGGTCCGCGACCGCGTCATGCAGGTCTTCGCCGAGGCCAAGAACATGCGGGCGCTGGGCCTCAAGGACGCCACGCCGACCGAGCGCCGGCCGGCGCTGCGGCTGGCCGGCGACGCCATGCTGCTGCAGGTTCGCGTCGACAGCCGCATCGCCAACGAAACCAGCGAGGCCGACACCAAGCACCTGCTCAGCCACCCGTCGCGGCGGGCCTGCGAAGAACTGGTCGAGGCGCTGCGGCTGGCCCCCGACTTCGTCGAAAAGCTGGTCGACGAGGCCATCGCCAACGACCGCCGGCCGAGCCGCACCGAACTCGGCAACGCGGTGCGGCTGGTGCTCGGCAGATCGCCGCGCTGGCGCACCGGCGATGACGTGCCGACCGCGCGCCAGACCGAGCGCGGCCGGCTCGCCGAGGTGCGCATGGTCGGCGAGATACTCGACATCAAGCTGGCGTGGGACAAGGCCGGCTTGCCGGCGCGCCGGCAATTCCTGCATATGGTCGGCGGCAATCCCGACACCGACTTCGGCACCAGCCGGCGGCGTGCCCGCTCGTTGCCGAAGGTCAAGCCAATCGGCGCTGCCGATAGCATTTCGGAGGCGTAGGCCACTCGCGTCGCCGGAAGGCGGGACGGGCGCATCGGACTGGATCGGTTGCGCCCGTTCCGCACAAGCCTCTTGCCGAAACACCCGCAAGGCGCATACCAAACTGCTCGCAGTGATGAGCAGCACCGTCTACCTGCGTTTCGTGCCGCAGCCGCGCCAACGCGCATTCATCACCAGCCCTGCCGACATCACCGTGTTCGGAGGAGCCCGAGGCGGCGGCAAGACCTTCGCCTCGCTCGGCGACTTCTGGCTGCATGCCGAGACCTACGGCGTGCATGCGCGCGGCCTGATGCTGCGCAAGACCCGCGAAGACCTCAAGGACACCATCGCCACCGCCGGCCAGCTGTTCGGCAATGCCGCCGTGTGGCGCGAGCACGGCAACTGGTACGACTTCAAATCCGGCGGCCGGCTGTATTTCGCCTACCTCGAAAACGAGGCCGACGCCGAGCACTATCAGGGCTGGAGCCTGACCCGCGTCTACCTTGAGGAGCTGACGCAATTCCTGTCGCTGAAGCCGATGAAGCGGCTGCTGGCGACGCTGCGCTCGCCGGTCGGCATCCGCTGCCAGATGAAGGCCACCTGCAACCCCGGCGGGCCCTCGCACAGCGCCGTCAAGCACGAGTTCATCGACAACGGCCCCGGCGAGATCGTCACCGATCCCGAGACCGGCCTGACGCGGGTGTTCATCCCGTCGCTGATCTCCGACAACCCGGCGCTGCTCGATCGCGACCCGAGCTACGTCAACCGGCTGCGCGCGGTCGGCTCGCCATCGCTGGTGGCGGCATGGCTGGCCGGCGACTGGGACCAGATCGAGGGCATGTTTTTCGAGGAGTGGAGCCGCGCCCGCCACGTTATCGTGCCGTTCCCGATCCCGCCGCAGTGGGTCAAGTTCCGCGCCGCCGACTGGGGCTCGGCCGCACCGTTCGCGGTCGGCTGGTGGGCGGTCGTGCAGGACGACATGGAGCATGACGGGCGGCTGCTGCCGCGCGGCGCGATCGTCAACTATCGCGAGTGGTACGGCTGCAAGAAGGGCGAGGCCAATGTCGGCCTGAAGATGCCGGCCGAGCAGGTCGCCAGAGGCATCGTCACACGTGAAACCGACGAGCGCGGCCACCGCGAATATGTCGCCTACGGCATCCTCGACCCGGCCGCCTTCGCGGTCATCTCCGGGCCGTCGATCGCCGAGACGCTGGCCCGCAACGGCGCGGTGTTCCGGCGCGCCGACAACCAGCGCACCAGCCGCGACAAGCGCATGGGCGGCTGGGACCAGATGCGGGCCCGGCTCAACGGCAACCGCGACCAGCACCCGATGCTGTTCGTCATGGACACCTGCAAGGCGCTGATCCGCACGCTGCCGGAGATGCAGCACGACGCCCACAACGCCGAAGACCTCGACACCGATGGCGAGGACCATGCCGTCGACGCCGCCCGCTACGCCTGCATGAGCCGGCCGTATCTGAGATCGCTTGAGGCGACCCGCGACAAGAACCCGTACCTCGTCGCCAACGCCTTCAAACTCAACGAGCTGAGGTGATGAAGTTCTACGTGCCCAACCACACGCTGCTTGACCCGGCTTTCGCCGAGGAGCGGCTGCGCCGCGACCGCGACGAGCGGCACAGCAGCGTGTCGGTCAAGGCCACGTCGCCGCGCCTCGCCCGCAACATGCCGAAGGCCTGCAAGGTCGCGCTCGACCGGCCGAGCGCCAAGCGGCGCGCCGAGCGCAAGTCGCGCATCACCTTGGCGAAGGTGCCGTGATGGTCGCCGATCCGCAAGTCAGCCAGATCACCAGCACGCCGCCGCCATCCGACGCCGGCAAGCCCGACCAGACGCCGCCCGGCACCGCCGCGCCGGACGATGCGCCCGACGCCGACTACTGGCTGCGCTGCCTTGAGGACGCCGAGCGCGCCGAACGCGACTGGCGCAGGCGTGGCCGCGAGATCGTGCAGATTTACCGCAACGACCGAAAGTCGATGTCGCGATCGGCCAAGAGCGGTGCCTCGCAAGGCGTGTATTTCAACATTTTGTACTCCAACACCGAAGTGATGTTGCCGGCGGTCTACATGAAACCGCCAACTCCGGTGGTGCGCAGCCGGTTCGTCAATCCCGACCCGCCGCCCGTGCCGGCTCCTCCTCCTCCGTTGATGCCGATGCCGGGCGCTGGCGGACCACCGATGCCACCGATGGCAGGGCCTTCACTCCCTGCCCTGCCGGCGGCACCGGCTGCTCCGGCGGGACCGCCGGGTGGCGAGCAGCTGCCGCCCGGCGGGCCTATTCCGCCACCCATGCCACCCATGCCCCCGGCCATGCCGGCTGCCGGGCCCGAGCCTATGCCGCCTCCG